GCTTGGAACCAGTCAACACCATATGCAGGGCAGATATAGATTGTATCAGGTAGACCGTTGGTATCCTTCTCACCACCTTCACCACAGATGAAGTAGCGATCACCAAGCTTCTCTGCTAAAATGGTGTGGTAAACTAGTCTATAGAACTTCCGAAGTTCTTCTAGTTCGCCTTCGAATGCTTCGGTCTTAAGATTACTATCAGAAAAATGCTCTTGCATTAGTTTACCCACATCTTAAATACAAGAGATGATAGATAGATTGGCCAGATAGCCGCAGCAAATGCAGTGCCAATACACACAGGAACATCGTTTAAACCGTTACGATATTCATCACCATGTTTTGCTTGATGATAACCACCCGACAATACTGCGATAATAATGTATAAGATAACAAACATATCATTGATTCCAAGCAAAGTCGCCATTAGTGGCATCATAGTGTGCTGCATGATGCTTTATTGCATCATTCTTCCAGGTGTTAGTAACAAGACCAAATGCGATAGCATATCCTACTAGTACACCGAGTAAAAGATATACAACACAAATACCAAAGCCGCCATCATCCGTTTTCATTACACATTCTCCATCAATATTCTTTAAGTTATCGGATTACTCTCCTGGAATCCTGTACCAGTCAATGACTAGATCAAACGCATCAATGGCTTTCTGGATTTCAATATCATCTGCTTCTGAATCACCAAAGACAAACACGCTGTTATTTGCGCCTAGGTCTTGCGCAAGACTGTCTCGGGTCCCTTCAAGAGACTTCCATACAATCCGATCAAGTTGCTCATACGATAGTTCAACAGTCTTATATGACATTATACTTCAACCTTTCTATAACGGGCATATGTACCATCGGTATGTTCTACCATGATTTCAACATGATTGTCAACAGTATTTTGACCAATAATATGCCCGATAGGGTTATTATTATCGTGTGTCATACTAGCAGCATCAAAGCCTTCATTCCAAGCAGCATCCAACGTTAGATGTCGCTTAAAGATATACACGAACATGGCCAACATTAAAACGGCTGGTAGAGACACCAGCAAGTCTGGAACACTACAAGACATACTTCAACCTTCCATATCTACAGTTGGTACAGTTTGCCATTCTTCTGTCATGACAACCTTACCATCGATAACATTGTTAACAAGAACTTTTGTTTGAATATCGAATCGACCAGTATACTCTTTGTGATTTACAGCACCTTGAGTCGTTGAAACGAATCGAGTCTTATAATAGCGTACTACACGAAGATTGTCAATCATTTTCCAATCTCCTTTTTGTATTGGGCAAGGGCCCGGGCAACCTTGACATCGATTGCTGGACCCCACACAATCTTATTACTTTTAGTCATTTTTATAAACTCCGTATAAATAGAAGTGTCTGTCGCGATACTCCAATATCCACAGACTCTAACGCTAAACAGGAGCATCAGCTATGAATATATATCTTTATATCAAACAATGTACACATTGTCAACTAAAATATTTTGGTAAAACATCACAATCAAATCCTTATGAATATAAAGGATCAGGAAAGAGATGGCGTAATCACCTAAAGAAACACAAAGCATCTGTTATAACACTTGAAGTTTTTTCATTTGATAATGAACAAGATGCTAAAGAGTTTGCTCTAGCGTTTTCTAGAGAACACTCAATAGTAGAATCTAAAGAGTGGGCAAATCTTATAGAAGAAGACGCACTCTGTGGTGGATCAAGACCATATAATAAAGAAGCAAACAAGAAAAACTCTAAACTGGGTGGATTTGCTAAAGCGGCAAAAGGATATCCAGTTTGGAACAAAGGTCTAAAGACTGGTCCAGATTCAGAAGAAACTAAAAGAAAAAAGAGCGCCAGTAGAACTGGCAACCGACGCTCTTATAGAGAAGATGGAACTTGGTTTTGGATCAAACCAACTCTGCCATCTCCACAGCAAGATTCAACGCTTGAACCTTCTTAGTTTGATTGACACCATACCAAGCAGAAGCAAGGCGAGTATCGTTCGAACGACCAAGAACGTGGTCGGTCAGATAGGTGACAGAGTTATAGGCTTGCCAGAAAGTGCCTTCTGCAAACTGTGCGCCAGGCTGTTCATGGAGTGCTTCCATCGCAAACTGTGCAGCACGGCTGTGCAACTGACCAGCGTTCTCAATAGCAGAGTTCTTCTTATCAGAGGTCTTGGGGAAGATACGATTGAAGTATTCAACGATGTTTTCGTTGCTGTACTTCTTGGTGCCGAGAAAGGCTGCCATTTCCTTATACTTAGCAAGCTTATCACTAGCAATACCGAGAGTTTCCTTGACCATATCAGGATCAAACTCACGGCGGTGATTGATCTTCACCATGTTAGAAGCCTTACCACCAAGGGCAAGTGTCAGAGTGTTATTGCAGACAACACGAATGGGAGTAAAACGAACGTCAATCGACTTACCATACTGATGAGGATTGCTGAAGAGCAGGAAGCCTTCAACCTTGTCTCCACCAAACAGTTCAAATGAGTCGTTGATCTTTGCAAGACCCCAGACCATCTTGCCGTCCATCAGAGAACCAGCAGTGTGCATGGACATATCGCCAGCACCAACAAAATCATTGAAGAAGCGAAATGCTTCCACATTCTGAAGTGGATTCCAGTCATCCGTGATAACGTCAAGCACCTTGCTATCGCTGCTACGGATCAGAGCAGAGTGACCAGTGTTGATCTTCTGACCGTTATACATTGCAGGAAGAGGAACAGTGTCAACTGTCCAGTCAAGCCGAGCAGCTTCCATCATCTGTTCAGGAGTGAGGTCATTAGAGACCTTGAAGCCGAGACCGTGCCAGGGCAGATCGCCAGCGTATGCATGACTAAAAGATCCATCAGAAAGTTGTTCAATCATATGTGCCATAGTATATTTCCTTTCAAATCGGTCGAACCACTCGACCTCATATTTTTACTATAACTGATTCGCTTTAAAATGTCAATGAAAAGTTTTCGTCATTCAAAATAAATGCGTGATCGTCGGTGTCGCCAGGAAACTCTTCAAACCAAACGATAGGGATAAACTCGTATCCGTCATGTTCGACACCGATCTTGCGAATCGTTACCCTCTTATCAAGAGTAGGACCTGGAATATCATACCCAGTTTTCTCATCAATCCACTCATCAACGTTGCAAAGCAAAGTTTGACCAACTTCAATGTTCTTAATCATAATATATTCCTTTCAAGTTTAAATGTGTTACCAACTAGACCGATATTCGAATACCCAACTTTCAGGAAGAGTCAAAGCGCGTTCAATCATAACGATAGTTTCATCAATATACCTGAAATACCAATCGCCATACTCGGTTTCTCCAAAGAAGAATCCAGACTGAGTAGGAAGCAAAGCGGGTGCCAACTGAGGATTTTCTTTCACCATCCGGCAGACATCAATCAATTCACGAAGCTTCTTGCGAGTGAATTCATAACTTTCACAATCATCAACGCCGCCCTGAACTTCATTCACGAACCACCGATGGATGGCATTTGCCTTGCGCCAATATGCGACTTCTGCACTAACTCCTTCGACTTGAATACCTTCAGGTAGATCGAAGTCAGAAGAAACCTTCTGCTTAATATCACTTTCGCTGGACCAAATATAACGCTTTGCGTTGAGGTACATATCAAGACCCATAACGAATCACCTTTCTCACTGTCTATATTTTCATCATAACAGATTAGCGATAAATGTCAACCAAAAAATCAATCTTATATAAATATAATGTCTGTCACGGTATCCCCATACCCACAGACTCTAACGCTAAACAGGAGCATCAGCATGTCTACTTATCACACATACATTGATAGAACACCATATACATATCTAATAGGATGGACTAAACAAGACAGATGGTACTATGGAGTACGTTTCGCGAAACACTGTCATCCAAGTGAACTTTGGATTAAATATTTTACTTCTTCTAAACATGTAAAACAGTTTAGGATAGAACATGGCGAACCCGATGTAGTTCAAATACGTAAAACCTTTTCAAAAGTAGAAGATGCTCAACTATGGGAACATAAAGTTTTACGTAGAATAAAGGCTGTAATGCGAAAAGATTTTTTAAACAAAACAGATAATAAAGTTATAGATCCCATATTTGCTGGTTGGTCTAAAGGTAAAATACTAGGACCTTTAGACCAATCAACTAAAGACAAAATCAGTAAAGCCAAAAAGGGTATACCATCTTGTCCTATAGCAAATATAAAAAGATCAATAACACTAAAAGGCGTACCACACAATACAGACTGGAACAATAAGGTATCTGTTTCTATGACGGGTACGGGAAATCATAGATATTGTACTCGTGTATTTACATTTAAACATGATATATACGGAACACATACATGCACAAGAAACGATCTTATCAAACTGTTTCCAGATCAGAAACTTAATGTCGGAAACTTATTGAAATGTAATAACCATAAGGGTTGGTCAAAGATTTAAAGATAAGTACAGGTGACTTTCGCCATCGACATCCACTTGGGGCTGTTCATGTTGCGGATTCCTGCAACCTTGAGAACCATACGCAGCGAAAGTTCACGCATGGTGTTTTGATGCGTTTCAATGAAAGACACAACATCGACCTGTGCGGCCTTTGCGATGCCTTCACGATCAAGCATACCCTTATCAAGGACTTGCTTGATGCGGATCATATAGTCACGCTTAGTCTTCATCGTAAGATCGATATAATGCGAACGAGAAATCATAGCGTTCATATGAGGAGCCAACTTGTGGCCTTTGCCAATCATAGCATCAAAGTCAAGATTGGTAATGAAAATGATAGTACCTTCAAACTCAAAACTCTTGGGCATGACAGTCATATCAGTTTCATCGATCAGAGTACCTTCCGTCATGTAACTAATACGACGGACTTTATTGCTGTCACAAGCAGCCTTAAGAAGATTGAGTGAAATATCATCAAAGAAGATAGCATCGGCATCATCGAAAACCAAAACTTTGCCTTGATCTTTATGTTGAAAGAGCAAGCGATACAAAGATGGCGCTTTCAGATGACCCTTAACAATCGTATGATTTTCTTCGGAAGCATCCCATCCTTTGAGTGCTTCCTCTACGGTAAAAGACTTACCAAGACCAGCAGGACCAGATACGATCAAAGCGCGAATATCACCCTTGATCGCAGCATGAGTCATTTCATCCAGAATATCAAAACGTTCGAGGATGCGTTCTGAAATCTCAGCATCAGTCTCGACAATCTTTTGAATGTTGACTTCGCTGATATCGCGAATCTTGACCTTAGAAGTTTTACGAAACCCAGCTTTAGGAACACCACGAGGCATAACGAATCACTTTCTCTCTCTGACTACTTTTTCATCATAGCTGATTCGATAAAAATGTCAACCTTTTATACCAAGCGCCTTGCGACCAGGAGACATGTAATCTTTTTCAACATTTGTTTTATATGCATGACAGCACTTGCAAAGTGTCTGACAGTTATCTTCAGTGTTGTGTGATGGATTGCCATCTTTGTGATCGACATCAAGCATACCATCCCAGATGATCGTGGTCGTGCAAGTAAATCCCAATCGACCGTCGATGTTTTCACAATAAGTTTTACGAAACTTACGGTAAGGATGAAAAGAGTTCGTAAACTGAGTTACATTATCAAACCCTGCTTTCTTTGCCATAACCTGCAGGATATTATCGAGACCATGCTGACTTGCTGTGTGTTTACTATGACATTTAGCGCAACGTTTCCGAAAGATTGGATATCCATCTTTTCGATATCGACCACAGTGTTGGCCAGTTTTGTTGCAACCATCAACGACGCACTTTGGCCTTTCGCTAATGTGAATAATCTTCTTGATGACACTAGAACTAGCATTCATAAAGAATCACTTTCTCTCTCTGACTACTTTTTCATCATAGCTGATTCGATAAAAATGTCAAGCTTGGATCAAAAGTTTTTTATCAAACATTCGGTGACTTTCACCTTTTGACCATCTTTGGCTCCTCGGCCTGCGGTGTATGTCACATCAAAAAGCAAAGGAGAAAACGAATCGATCAGTTTTGATTCGAAAAAGTTGTCATAATGATACTTGTTAGCCATCGCAACAAAAGCGCCAGCATTCGCTGCATTGTTCATCATATTGCACAGACGTTCTTGATCATAATCATCAAAAGCATTTTTTGTGTACTTCGTAAAGCAATCGCGATATGGAGGATCAAGAAACACATACGTGTCTTGATTGACATATTTGTCAAGGGTTTCGAAATCGTTTGAATGTAGATTCAGGTTCTGCGAAAAGATATGAAAGGCATTAATGACATCAACATCATAGATTTTTTCACGTTCGTTCAGTAGACCACATGGAGTACCAAACTTGTTGTTAGTGTTCTTATTGATTTGCCATATGCCATTAAAAGATGTTTTTAGTAGTGAAAATAGCAATCCAGCCCGCTCGGCGTCGCTTAGATGATTATATGCATGAATGTTACGTTGTTCATAATAGAATGTTTTTCTGTCTTCTTTGTTCTTCGAAATGTACAAAGACTGATACTGATCAACCACCTCAAGAAACTCTTTCTTGTTTGTTTTGATCTGTTTATAGATGTTAATGATATCTTCGTTATAATCGTTCACAAAGAACTCTGTGTTGGGATATCGATCAAAGATCCACATACAGACTGCACCAGTACCAAAAAACGGATCGACAAACCTATCAAACTTACTTCCTGGCCAGAAGTCTGATCCATACTTCGATTTCATTTTAGTCTTAGCACCAGCCCAACGAAAAAGTGGCTTCAAATCTTTCATCATATCTCCAATAGTGATAGTGTTTTATCCATAATAGAAACGATTTCATCTAAAGTAAAACCGTGCTCGGACATATGAAACTTAAAGTTTTTAGGATACATAATAGTATACTGAGAGGCCAATCTGCCTAATGGTCCATGTGGTACAACACCAGAGCCAGAACAAAACGTTACGTATTTGACATTCTGAGATTGCCATTTCGCAAAGTCTGCGTTTTTAACCCATCGCTCTTGAGCGTTTCCTCGCATGTCTTGTTTCTTTGCTTCGAAGACTGCTACGAGTGTACCATCACTATTATACCAAGCACCACCATCTGGAGCAAAACCCATAACTTTATCTGTTTTGAATATCTCTATCTTCTTTTGCTTGCTCATACGTTTCACACACTTCAGGTGTGGATGATTCTTGGCAACAATATCGATAGCAAGCTTACATGTATTGTCTAGAGACTTAGACAGAGTATCAAAAGCTGTAGTACCAACTTGTATGCCTCGACTCATATCGAATCACCTTATATATCATTTACTACATTACTGATAATATAAGGATTAGAAAAAATGTCAAGTGGTTTTTTGAGGTACCTCGCCTGGTTGCTGAGATTTAATCCATTGCTGACCGACTCTATTTTTCACTGGACCTGTAGCGATCTTGCGAATCGTTTTGTGAACACCGTGGAGAAGATCCTCGCTGGCATTATTGTTATCAACAATATGCATGTTCTCATTACCGAAGTGATGCTGAAAGTGGCCGATGTTGTCCTGGACTTGATTCCACATACGTTCAACGTGATGTGATGGCAATGATCTTTCACGCTCCATATTGCGCTGCTGAGCCACTGGAAGCGAGGTATTGACGAACACCATATGTGTATCGTATCCCTGATTGCGTAGCGCCTCCGACTGCGCCTTGATCTTGGCCGCATCTTTCCCAGTACCATCGATTACCATACCCAGCTTACCTTGTTGATATAGCTTCTGGCGCTTGTTGGTGAGGTCTTTTGCTTTTGCTCTGACTACATCACGTTCTGCTGTTTCATGTTCAGGCATAGTTGGATCCAAGCCATGTTCTTTCATGCCCTTCTCAAACAGATCATCTGAGTTGACCATTTTGAAGCCTAAGCCGCCCATGGTTTTCTTTGTCACATAAGATTTGCCAGAACCAGGACCACCAGCAAGAAAGATTGCTTTTAGTTTTGCTGGATCATTAACGCCTTCTTCAAGGTCAACAAAGTCATTGAAACGTAGCATGGAAA